TGTATCTAATCCATTGGCTAAAAATCCCGGTGCGGAAATAGGGGTGGCTGGTGAAATACCATTACTAGTTTCTTGAACTGATTGAATTGATGTAGTTTTATATCCTACAATTTCATTGCAATAATTATATATTGGTTCTTGTGTAATTACTGGTTGTGCTGTATTTGATTTTTTACGTAATAGATCAATCATTTTGTCATCTAATATAAGTTTAAATACGTTGTCATGAACAGTTCCGTTAGAATCAATTACGGGATATCCAGCAAATCTATTATATAGCGATTGTAATTGTGAAGCGATTGCTGCATTTGATTGTATTCCCGCAGATTCGGGATTATGAACAACTCCAAGGTTAGTGTTTAATGGAGTATCGGTTCCTTCATTAAAATCACTACCACCATATTCTACTACACTACTAGTATTATTTTCATCTGTTATAAGAGTATCAACTTCTATAATAACATCGTTTATTCTTGATTCATATAAATCAAGTTCACTTTGTGTTAATCCACCTGTGCTTACTCTTTCCCAATTTGCTGATAAATCTCCTAATATACCGCCACCAAATAGACTTAAATTAAAATCTTTTCCGTCAAATGCAAGACACCCACCAATTTCATCAGGAACAATTGATCCTATCTTATCTATCAATGATTTTCCTTTTCCCAGAAAACTTTGCATAGCATTTTCTAAAGTATTTGGAATAGATATTGGAGTTAATGGTTTTCCACAAAAATTAATCATATTTGCAATTTGAGTTATTTCTCCCAATGCAGAATTTAATCTGCTCAAAATACTATTAATTCCAGTATGTTGTAAAAAACTGTCAAATGCAGTATCTAGTTTCGAAAGTGCATTTCGTAATTGTTGTTGTAACTTATCTACGCCCAATATAGCTTTTAGATTAATGCTCAAACATATTTGTAAATTAGGTAATAATAAACCTCTGCCAGCTAATAAATTACAAAGTATTTCTCTAGTGCTAAAATCATATCCTGCTTGAAAAACAACTCTACCAAAATCATTAATATTGGAGGTCACATTTTTATCTATATGGTGTCTAGTATCAAGATATTCATTTACTGATTGCAATCCTTCCATTGGGGTCATAGTATTTGCCATTTTTTATCCTTGCCTATTATGCAGTTATGCTACCATCAGTATTTGGTATACTGGTAGTAAGATCATCAACAATTTGTGAATTATACCCACCAGGTGCAGTGTATGCTGCTCTATCTTGTGGGATTTCTACATTATTCGTAAAATAATTTGCAGCATCTAGTGGAGAAGAAAAATCTCTTGCTGCATATGCTTTTCCTGCACTGTCTTTAGTAAACATATATGTTGCTTGTCCACATGGATTTGTTTGCCAATCAGGAACTGCATTTAAAAACGGGTCTGCTCTACCTGCTGGTCTATTAAATTGAAATAATCCAAAAGAATTTCCATTATCTCCGACTGCCGCCGAATTAAAAGAAGATTCACGATTTATATTTGCTAGGGCACCAATTGCTTGATTGTGGCTTAATCCAACCGTATTTCGCAAACAACCATACATATCTTGTGCAGAAGTTTCATTAAATCTATTAGTATAATCTTGACCAGCACCACCTGATCCACCACCTGATCCACCACCTGATCCACCACCTGATCCACCACCTGATCCACTGCAATTGCCATTGGCTGGAGGTTTAGTTCTATCACTTTTTCTTGGTATAGATGGTGTTTGTGGTGCAATTGCCATAATATTATTCCTTATTCTGCATGTGCATCGCTGCTTCCACTGGAAGCTGATGGATTTAAATGCCTAAATCTGTCTGGATACGCATTGCTTCCATTGTATACTACTTTTTTTCCGTTAATATAAATTTTACTAGTGTTAGTATCTGCTTTTAATTCACCATTTCCATGACTACATGGATCACCTTCAACACTTATCAATTCACCGTTTAAATAAACGGTAGACTGTCCTACAACTCTTGTAGTTGCTCCGCATACTCTTTTGTCATTGTTGCGATGAATTTCTGGCATTATATTATTAATCCTGATTTTGATTTAGTGCTTAAATCTAGTCCCGTAGTAGACTGGGTGTATGCATCAGCATATGGTTTATAGGTTTTAATCATAGCAACTACTGTGTTTAAATTAAATTCCATTTCTGATGCTTCGGCCATTACGTCACCTGTAATAAAATATGGTGTCAGTGCTGGCCCATTTTGTGACATTGCTAATGCTAATGGTTTTCTCAATTTAATTCCTGTTGTAGTTTTTTCAACAAACATTCCTACTATTTCTTCACTACTGGTGAGTTTTAGCGATACTACGTCCATTGATTTAATTACATTAATTATCATTTATTTTCTTTCTTAAAATGTTCTACTAATTTGTCATATCCACCAATATATTTATCATCTAAAAATATTTGTGGGACTGTTCTTGCATTTGGAACACTTTCTAATAATTGTGCTTTTGACCATGTTCCTTCTTGTAGATTTCTTTCTTCGTATGCGATGCCTTTTTGTTTTAAAAAGTTTTTTGCTTGGCTACAGTATGGGCAGTTATTGATTGACCATATTATTGCAGTTGAATTATTTTCTGTCATTTTCATATTTCTTTCATAAATTAGTGGGGGATTTCTCCCCCACTTTAGTTAATTAAATTGCACAACCTAAACCATCTTTAGTTCCAACACATGCTGCTGAACCCATGGTATCAATGTCAATATATTTCTTTTCTTCTAATTCATCAACAAAGTCTATACTAACAAAATGTTGTTGAATTTTTGCCCAACGATGTAATAGATGAACATCTTTTAAGCAATGTTCTGTTTTCTTTAGATCACCATCAAAATAGCTTTCTGCGAATTTACGATAACGACGAATCCACTCTGCACGAACATCGCTTTTTTCTTTGTCACCGTGATCAGTTTCCATTTGTGCAATAGTGCAGGCTTCCCACAAATCATTGAAACCTTTAAAAGTGTCAACAATCAAACCAGAAGCAAACATAGCACCACGTCCATATTTTTTAACAATTTCTTGCTCAGTAAGAATTTCTGTATTTGGTGCTTGATTATAATCACGATCACCAGATGCACTCATTAGACTAACACCAGCAAAACTTTTACGGTTGTCAAATATATATTTTCCAACTTCTTCCCATTGATCTGGCAATACTGAAATAGTATTTGATACATTATGACGAACCGTTGGATCAACACATAATGCTTCGTCTGTTCCAAATTCTACCCAAGAGTTTTGAATTAGTTTTACTTTTTCAAGTAGATTAAGACCATACAAATCTTTACGGAAAACAGAACTCATTGGTGCAATAACTGGAAATGAAATAACATAATCAGTTCTTCCTGCACTCCATACACTTTCTTCAACCATGTAGGGGTTTGTTTTGCGAATAAGCTGTGCAACTTCTGTATCTTTATTCATTTGCACGTTACGGATATAACGGGGTGAATGTTCACCATGAACACCGCTTGCAGTTTTAAGAATAACAGATGCGTTTCCTGCTGGCTTAACACAAGTAGTTCTTGCTGCTGGATTAATGCCAATTAGTTTTGCAACTTGCTTGTTTATAGTTTTTACAAGTTCAGCACCTTCTTTTAGCACTACTTCATTAAGTAATACATGTGGATTATTCATCCATCCAGTGATAGAAACACCAAGAAGTGCTTCACGTTCAAAGATTTTTTTAGTTACTTCACTGACAAATTTAAAATTAGTATAACCAGCTTGTAGAGTTGCAACAATGGCAGCACCACGAATTGATTTATAGAATTCTTCCTTTGAATTAGCTTTTGCACCATTTATTTCTGCAAGATTACAACCTTGCCATCCACTATGACTTACTTTGTTTTCATCAATATATTGTGGAAACATACCAATTTCAACACATGGATTGGTTGCATGTTCAGTTGATTCGACAAAAACGAATCCTGGCTCACCGAATTGTTTAACTTTTTGCATAATATAGTCAAACTGTTCGTATGTTGCAGTATTTTTAACAATAACTGCACTGTTATTTGATCTTGCACGTTGTGGATTTTCTGCAAACCAATTTCCGGTTTTCGCACTCATCATTTCTTCATCGTTAATTGAAAATAAACAGATGGTTGCTGCACGACGAACACCACCACTGATAACTGCATCTGCGATATGCATACAAATATCGTATACATTGATAGATGCTAATTTAGTTTCACCTTTTAGAACTAGACCTTGAAGCAAATATTCAATTTTATCTAATGCACGGCGTAGCGGTTCTGGACCCGGTGCTTTAAATCCCCCACTAATTTTTGAGCCTTTTGGACGGATCGAAGATGTATCAAAGTATACTCTACGTCCTTCAAATTCTGGATGCTTACCACCACCAACAAAATATGACGAAAGTAATACATCAACTGCTTCTGCCCATCCTTCTATAGAATCTTCGATTACATGAATTTTTGAAGATTTAGTTCTATTTTGAATGTTAGAAAGTTTTGCAATATGATGCTGTTGCACAGAGAAACCAGCACCGCAACCACTTAATAGAATCCAAAAATATTCTCCAAAAAATTCTGTACGGTCTGCATATGAACTTGTGCAGTTATATAGTTTCATATGATTCTTTAACAACTGATCGCCACCAAATTGTAACGCTCTTTGGGCACCCAAGAAATACTTTTGCTTGTATAATTCTTCAGCTTCGTTAATAAGTGATTCCAATTCAGGAGTCATCTTATTTTTGTAAAATTCTCTGTGTGTGTTCATAACACGTTCGACAGCTTCATTCCATGTTTCGTATCTGCCTTTATCATCATTCCACCGAGAGTATCCCTCGTAGAATTTGGCATCTGACATGATATCCCTTGTATCTTTATCGCGAGAAAATTCTATTACATTTGACATTATTAATCCTTATATTCGTAAACCAAAAAGTTATAGCCCACATCATTATTATGTGCAGGAGTATGTTTAATTATTATAGGTAATTGATGAATATTTCTAATATTAAAATAGAAACTTCCATATTATTACGCAGACCTATATTTTATAATTTCTAATATTTTTTTAATTGACCACGTTTCCTGAATTACATAATCATTATTCATTTCCATTACCTCGGTATATTCAGGATGCAGTAGAAATTTGTTTTCTACTAATGTGGTAATGTATATATCGTTTTTATTTTTATCATAAACCCTAGATATAACAATATCTAGATTAGAATTTAGAT